GTTATATATCGTGACATTACCGACCTTTGGCGCGGAGATCATATCGCTACCAACATAATAAAAATTTTCATGTGGGTAAGACAGCTCTGTAGCCACTGGTCCGTTAGCGCCACTGAACACAGAGATCTGTTGCGCTGCGACGGGCGACGTCATCAGCATAAGTGATACAATGTATCTCATGCGTTCACCTTTGAGATGGTCGCGTCCATGCGCGCTGTTTCTATGATTGGTTTGCTGTATGGATCTTTAGGATCTTGCGCGAGCCATTGCACTGACACAGGGCCAACACCATTAGCCATCCAATAACGCGCGCCAGTGCCAGGCTTACCATCCCAAGCCTGCATGTAAGTGAATACAAGCACGTCGTTATACATTTTGTTATCGCGCCCCGGCCACCAATTTAATAACTTCTCAATGTGAACGATCTGGATGCCTTTCGACATCGCCGGAGGCCATGATTGAAACAGACTCATCTGTGGGTAAGTTATGTAATCCTCGCCTATGTTTAGATATTCACCCCAACCAATAGGCGGCGACATAACTACTTTTTTGCCCGCAGGATAATCATCGCGCCATTCATTAATGCCGCTACCAACATTATAGCGATAATACCATGTGTCTTTCCATGTCAGATGCGCGTCGTAGTCAATGTAGAGCATCGAATCAGATCCAACGTCATACGAGAACACTGACGTCAGCGGCGGCATTGATCCATCTACGGCGACGTAATCAAACCGACGCAGCTCATGCGTCTTAAACACCGGCCAATAAGCAGGCACAAATATCTTGCTCATTTTTTGATACCCCTAATTGTTTGCTTGAGTTTTTTAATCTTCTTACGAAGGCGTTTAATTTCTTCGTAAATAATATCCAATGTTACTGGCTTGTCAGTCATCTAAACCCCCGGAGAAAAATGGGGGCTTGCGCCCCCACTCCATTAGCTACGACGACGACGTCCTGTGTCAGGACTTGCGACCTTTTCTGACACGTCTTCTTCACCATCCATGCCAATAAACTCAACAATATCGAATGTCGGCGTATAAACGCGGCCATAGGATTTATGAGCATAATGGTCGCTACCGAGTTTTACGACAGCTACCGGCTTGGTTTGATCTTTATCAACTTGTTCAGCGATTTTGATCGCTAACGCGTGCATAGAACGCTTACCGCCGACTGATGTGACGGCATAACGCGCTTCCATGCCCTTGTCTTCGCCTGACATGCACTTCAATGACATGCCAACTTGTGGTTGCCATCCAGCCTGTGCGCCAGCAGGCGGCGGATCAAGATCCGGCAAAGGCTCAGAGATTGGCACCATTTTCTCAGCCAGAACTTCACCAGTTCCCCATGCAATGTAGCCATGCACAAAAGAATAAGGATTTATCGCCCAAAGCGTATCTTTCTCAACCTCAGTCTGATCTGCGCCGTAGACCCAATGACCGGTCTTATCCATCTTGAGGATAACACTGCCGACAGGACCAACATCAGCTTCGATAGAACGAAGCGCCTGTGAGAGAGACTGCGCTGATGGGAGGTTAGCGCCACCGAACTTTACTAGCATTTTACTTTACCTCTAGTTTAGAGAAAGCGGCCCGCAAATGCTGACCGACTTGTAGCACTGCCGGACGCGGATCTGACTCCGGTGCGATAGTGTTACCCGATGAAATGGCGACGACATGATCTTTAGGCAGGTCAAGCTTATGCTTCTTAAGCACCTTCTCTAGCTGCGCTGGCGACCGTAACTTTGTCTCCATTAATTCCGATATATCCAAGCCCATTTGCTCAAGAGACTCACGCGCCCCTTCTTCATTAACCCATTGCCTTGTGGCGCGCTTTGGGACGAGCTTAAATCCTGGGATGGCAATTCCGTTCTCAAGCGCTTGTTGTGCTTGTTCACGAACAGCTTTGATCCAATCTTCAAGACGGTCTGCAATAACCAGTGCATTGCCATAGCCCTCCGGTGATATGGTATTAAGCGCCGTTCTTAGCGCCCGGTCAGCCTCGCCTGTCAACACAGGACAAACAGCTTTAGCTGCACACCAGCGACAATGATCGCCAGTTGCTAATGGCGGATTAGGCGCATGAGCTATAGTGACCGCGTTCTGTAACTCACGTTCGAAGTTCTTAATGCGACCGGGCGTAGTGACCCAACGCTTGACATGCGGCGGCTGGACAATGACGCACTCGATCTCCGTAACACCCTCGAACGCCCAACGGGCTTCTTCAGTCCGCATAGCCGCAGCGGCATAAAACATAAGCTGATGGTTCTCGACAGCATCCACCGCCACCCCATCACCAAACTTCCAATCAAGAACAATTGCACGATTCCGAATACGACCAATGAGGTCACAGGAGCCAAATACATTTGCTAAAAATCCTCCAAAATGAACGCGGAGTTCTGTTACAAACTCTAACTGAGCGTCAGGGTCAATCTCAGCTAATGCTTCAAGAGCAGGGCGCAACTTACGATCAATGAGATCATCGCCAAGACCAAAGTCATCCGTAGATGCACGATTAGAGAGTATCTGATGGATGGCTTCATGTAAAAGCGTGCCTTCTTCAGCGTATTTTGACGAGGGTCTTGGAGGAACCTGCTGGCATAATTTAACGCTGCCGGGACAATTAATGACACGCTTGGCGGTCGATCCGCCGACAATATCGCTATGTGACATTTTACTTTACCTTTCGATGATGTGATACTAGACTTTTCTTTACAGACATGTCAATACAATTCTTATGACAGATTTAGAAAAAGACATTGAACGCTACTTTGTTAAGTCAGTTCAATCACTTGGCGGGGTAGCCTTTAAATTTAATTCAATGTCTAATAGAGGCGTCGCAGATAGAATTGCGTGTTTGCCTAACGGTGAGACGTGGTTTGTAGAGATAAAAAAAGACGGTGGCAAACTGTCGTCATTACAAAAAATATTTGCCGCTGACATGGCAAAGCTAAATCAAAAATATGCGTGTCTATGGAATAGGGAGCAAATAGACAGATGGAGCTACGACCGTATCAACACGAAGCCGCCGACTTTCTCTACGCCCACGACAGAGCCATGATCCTAGCGCCGGTCGGCGCGGGTAAAACAGCGATAACGCTGACAGCAATGACTGAAATGCTTCGTAGCGGCTTTGTAGATCGCTGGCTTGTGTTAGCGCCCAAGCGCGTTTGCACTGACGTATGGAAACAAGAAGGTTTTAAATGGTGCCCTGAGTTTGAGATTGCCATAGCTGTCGGCACGCCAGCGCAACGCAAAGCCGCGATGGAATCAGACGCAGATATTGTCGTTACAAATTACGATAACATCGCTTCAATTACAGGTAACTTTGATGGCGTTGTATTTGACGAGCTAACGCGGCTTAAAAATCCAAGCGGCAAACGCTTTAAAATTTTAGAAAAAATGCTTGACAAGTTTGATATTCGTTGGGGGTTAACAGGCTCTTTTACGTCAAACGGTCTTGAGGATGTATTTGGTCAATGCAAAGTGATCCATAAAGCGATCTTAGGACGGTCTAAGGGAGCGTTTATGCAACAATACTTTCGTTGTATTAACCGCGAGTATGGTCAATGGGAACCGCTGCCTCAGTCGCTTGATTACGTGATGAAGCAAATAAAACCTTGGACGTATGTGCTAGAGCCTGGCGAGTATAGAGATAAGTTACCGCCGCTGCATACTGTCAGAATGTCGGTTGATATGCCGGATAGAAAATCATATGAGACTATGAAAAAGGAGTTTGTTCTTGAGCTTAGTCAAACGATCACCGCTGCGACCGCTGCTGCTGTCACGAATAAGTTACAACAGCTTGCGGGCGGGTTTGTCTACGGACCCAACGGTCCTGAATGGATCTCCTACCACAAATTTGATGTTTTGGGCGAAATTCTATCTGAAAATCAGCGAGACAATACAATCATCGTCTACAACTACAAAGAAGAGCTAGCCGAGATACAACGCCGATACCCGCAAATGCAAACTATAGATGCGCCTGACGCCGTCGAACGGTGGAATAAAGGCGAAATAGAAATCTTAGCTATACATCCCAAAAGCGCCGGGCATGGATTGAACCTACAGTTTGGCGGCAACAAGATTGTTTTTCTGTCAATGCCTTGGTCGCTTGAGCTTTATGAACAAACAATCGGACGTCTGCATCGGTCAGGCCAGACCAAAGACGTATGGTGTTACGTTATTCTCTGTAATAAAACTATTGACGAACGCATATTTGCCAGTTTATATGACAAGAAATCTTTAGCGGAGTTAGCCCTAGATGAATTGGCGCGAAATTAACCAGGCCATCGCAGGCTTTACAGAACAAGAGGTATTGGACCTCTTGGAGGACGAGCGCCATAACGCTCGGCGGTCCACAATACTCATACGTCTACACCAGCGGTATACAACGCTGCGAGCGACGCGTGAACGGACTGAATTGTTAAGGGGAATAGAAAATGAATCCACACGATCTACTGAAACAAGCCAGCGACTTAATCGGAGAGCGCGGCGCTGATTATGGGGGAATTGAAAATAACTTCCAGCTCATTGCAGATCTTGCTTCTTTGCGTCTCGGTCGTGATATACATCCTTATGAAGTGGCAGTCATAATGGTGTGCGTCAAAAACGCGCGTAACTTTGCTAACCCAACGCATACAGACAGCCGCTTAGACGCCATGAATTATGAGGCGTTTGCGACGATGTTTGCCAAAGATTACGAAGATCAAAAATCAAACGCTGGCGCTGATATTGACTATAAGCGCAAGCGCGATTTTAGGGCGGCAGTTGTTACTAAGCTGAATACTAAGCTTGACCTTTCACATTTGGAAACTGTGCAAGCTCCCCGGTCGGCAGAGTCTTAAAACTACGTCGCACAGCGGCTAGCATTAGAATAGCTTCCTTGCGTAGATCCTCATCTTTGATATGAGCGGCATACGCAAGGAGTTTTGTAAACGAGTTACAACGCGCCGCTACCGGGTCCAACTCAGCTTCTTCAATAATGTCTGGGCCGTCATACAAATCTTCGTCGTCTTCCGTCATGATTTCTTCCTTTTTTTAGAAGCATCATATTCTCTACGGAGCGCGTCTAATATTAAGACACCCTTGTCAATTGTTGGCGCACAGAACACGCGCCCGCGCGACGTCCCAGCTTCTCTAGGGTCTATAATTATTAAAGCTGCCGGGTGCATAGGCATCTTTTTAAGACCTAATGACTTAGCGTAGGTATCGGCCACCTTATACCCTGACACCCGAACAAGTTGAGCGGCGGTGCCATCGGGCGTTATCATGCCCTCATCGCCGCCAATGTGCTTATGGCCTGCGATAAGAAGATGATCACGGAAGCCAGCTATAGCCTCACGCTTTGGACCGTGCATAGAGTTCCAAATTGAGTGGCCTGGAAAGTCATGACGTGCATGGACACGCGTCTCTGAGCCATCTGGATGCTGAAGCGCCAGCCTTACGCCATGCTCTTCATACATGGAACCCGCTTGCTTTGCGAACCATGAAACAGGATCTCCTGACCCCGTCCATAGGTCATGATTTCCGGCCAAAATAAATAACCATTGGACCGACTTGACCATCCATTCAACGAGCGTCCAAGATTCCCTAGCGGTGATGGATTGGTCAGCATACAGCCGAGCGAGGCGACCGACCCAGTTGTTTGCCAGGTCGCCAATATTACAAGGCAAGATATAAGGATGGCTACCAGCCAACTCAAGATGAGACTTAAGCAGCGCAAAGGCACACCCCGGATCGTCAATATGCGGATCACCCATACATAGCAGAGCTACAGGCCCGTCGATATTAATTTTTACTTTAATTAGATCACGGGCTTCATCGGCGTTAATAATTCGCTCGCTTTCAGATAAGCGATCACGAATTAATTCATCAATCTGACGCGTGCGATGAGGAAGTTTTGGCTGTTCAAATTTGTTATATTTTAACATTAAATAGCGAAGGCGATGGCGGTCTATGCCTAACTCTTTTGCCGCTTTACTAATATGATACCGCCCAGATGGTTGTTTGTGCTTTTTGAGGACTTGCTCAACATCACGGGCGGTTATCATTTGCGAAGCCAACCACATTTGAGTGCGACCCCGACCGCGTTATGCTCACGTATTTGAGCAATCGTAGGGGCCGTATCGTGCCGCGAATAGTATATAGCTCTCGCGGCTTGGCAAAATGATGCGTGGTCAATCTCGGATGAAAGGGTCGTTGATTGGCACGCTGTCAGGCTTAGAGGCAACATCAGCGCGAACAGCTTCGCGGGCAGCGATAGCAAGTTGAGCTTCATTGGCTTGCGCCTTCATGTTTTCTAATTGAGCTTGCGCGACACCTGACTGCACAAGTTGTTTTTCATGCAGCCAGTTGAAGAAATTGACAATAACGCCCATCAATCCACTAAGTAGTGAAATTAGAGCGGTTATACTCATTGCGTTGGGCGGATTATCTTAATGATGCCCATAACTAGAACGCCAACCGTTGGGACAAGCGCACCGATCTCAGCAGCGTGCGGCAAGAAGCCGATGCTAGCGATAACAGTAGCAAGCCCTGAATAGGTTGACTGTTCAGAGATACGTGCGAGAATCCAAGACGTAATATTATTCATACTTAACTCCTATTAGCTGACGCGCGCCGCTTGGAAGTGCATCCCATCTTTACTTCTGCCCGACCAAGAACCACCCCAAGTCCAACCTTCGTCCTCGAAGGCTTTTAGGACTTGAGGCACTTTTGCAAAGTGCGGATCTTGGTCGTGAAACCAATTCCGGGGGGCGTCAAGGTCAATAGCACACCCATATGCGTGCATTGACAATACGTTACCGCCGCGCATTACACGATAGTTATATGACCCTGAAAAGACAGAGACGCCCCAATCGTCAATTATTTTTTGATTTTTGCCAGATGCAAGCCATATTGCGTCAAAAATCCGTGACAAACTGTCCGCACATTTTTTATTTATGGCGATTGACGTGATCGGCTTGCCAGCAAACTGCATCTTAAACGGCGGACTGATTCGAATAAGATTAGCTTTTTCCCATTGCGCTGATGGGCCACCATTGCGGCCGCGAGGATTGCCATAAAACGCGTCGCATTGTGATTGAAGCGGCCAAGTCATCGGTCTGCCTTTTGAGAAATAAGATCTTGAATACGATCTAATTTAGAAAAGATCGCGTTAAGCGACGTATTAAACTCATCGCGCGTCACATATCGTCCGGCCACAAGCACCTCGATAGACGCGACTTTATCGACAAGCGCCTTGTCAGCCGTCTGAAGATCCTTTAATGACCCCCATATGGTGTTAAGCACCCATCCAAAAGTGACGCTTACTATCGCCGTGGCGACGTTAAAAAAGAACTGATATTCGCTCATTTTCATCTCGCCATCGCGTTACGGTTTTGCTGTGGATTCAATGCGTTTTGAAGTGTGACTGCACCACGAATCATTTCAGACGGCGTGGTTTTACGTTTTACTTTTGTAACCTGTTGTTTATTTAACGCATCTTCTATTAACTGACCTAATCGCTCAGGATCTTTTACTAATAAATCAGCGGTTTTTAACACCATTCGACGGTTAGATATTTTTTGAAATTTATCTATTATTGATTTTATAAGCGTAGTGTTTCGCGATAAAGTATTTGGAAGATCTTCAGATGAAACACCGGCTTCTGCACCTAGTTTGGTAACGCCGGGCGCGCGTCGAACACCGGCTAATTGGTCTACTTCGTTTAATCTTTTTATCTCATCCGCTACAACGCGCAGATCAGTTAATTGAGCTGGCGTAAATGTATTATCTAATTGAATTGTCATTTTTTTATCTGGCAACGGCGCTTCTTTAGCTATTTTAGCTGTTTGTTGCTGTGTCCTTACAAGACCTCTAATACGACCATATTGATCGCTCAGCACCATGCGAAGTGGTTTTTCATTTTTATCAAGATATTTCATAGCCGCTTCAGGGTCGCCTGAACGAATAAGATTAAGCGCTCTATCTGATACTTCTTTATTAAGCGCTTCTAACGCCTCTGGCGAATTACGAAGACGACGCTGTAAAAAGTCCATATTAGGCGCTGACTTAAGTGCTTCATCAACAACTTCAGCGGGGCTTGCTTTACGCATAATTCTAGCTTGTTCAGCTAGACGCTCCATACCAGTTTGAAGGCGCGCCGCTTCCGCACGGATAGGCTGAAGAATTGTATTAGCATCAACGCCCATTATATTAAGTTGACGCCCATGATCGGCTATAAATTTATCTATAGCTTCGGGGTTCACCATACGCGTGGTAGGATCAACAACAGCCTTTCTAGCTAAATCTTCTACGCCGGTAAGCATAGCTTGTCGGGCTAAAGGATCATTACGGTATGTTGTTGCAAACTGTTGAGCGCCGCGTTCATCTTGTAAAAATGTTTTAACAACGCGGTCAGGCAATAGACCAGGCTCATTTTTACCTGTTGTTCGCAGAATATCTCTGACAACACCAGTCCTAAATCTAGGAATAACTTCTTCGCGGTGCATTTGAAGCCCACGATTATAAAGATTGCGTGCGGTGTTCGGTAATTCAGGACTTCTAGCAATAGCAGTTCGAATTGCATCATAAACGCCGTAAAGATTAGGAAGCGTTTGCGCCGCGCCGAAAGCCATAGATCTTTCAGCGCCAGCAATATCTAATCCTACAGCTTTACGAACTTCATCAAGCTGACGTAATGATGCTTGCTCAGGAAGATTTTGTAGAAGCCGCACAGTTTGAGGCGCAGTCTCCGGTGCAAATTCTGTTAATGGACGGCCAAGAATTTGTTCTGTGCGACGAATAACACCCGTTGTGTCTATCGGCGCGTTGCCTGCTTCTCGGAACGCTTGTCTAAATACAGGGCGCACGCGTTCCTGACGTGTCTCGCGTTGTAAAGTTTCAGCCCGACCAGCGAGCGTTTCGCCAGGCATACGCTGACCTGTTTCAGGTAATCTTTGTGCTACGCCGCGTGCTTGTGTTTCTAATCCAGCTTGTTCAGTAGCAAGCTGTTGCATAAGACTATCACGAACAGATCTTAATTCGCCGCGCGCTTCTGGCGACATATTTTTAGCGCGTGTTTTTAATTGTTGATCGACGCGCGTTAATTGATCTTGAATTGCTGATAGTCTTTGTTCTTTTAATTTAAATATATCACGTCCATATGG